TTATTCGCTTTTCTTAGGTTCAGTATAAGAAAGCGCCTGGCTGGAATCGCTTAGGCCGCTTGTGGTGGGGTCATTCAACAGGTTCCATACGGATACCAGAACAGACACCACGATTACAGGGCTCTGGACGGCCTGCAAGAGCACGTTTCCTACAGCCTGCCAGCTAGTCATGTCTTCCCAGTTGAAGCCCAGACAAGCCAGCATAGGCAGAAAAATGGACGCTGCCAGGTTGAACCAGAACACAGGGTTTTTAAACCGTACCTTCCAGTTGATTTTCATTTCAGTTCCTCCTTATTATACAGGCAGTCCGAATTTGATTAAGATATATCCGACGCAGGCTGTAATAACCAAAAGGAGAATCTTATCCACAATCTTGTCCCAGCGTTTTCCGGATTTCTCCTTAAACTCCGCGATGGATAAAAGAGCCTTGTTAATATCCGCCTGCATGTCGTTGAGCTTGTCCAGGATCTTACCGTACTGCTCGTCCCGTTTCGCGTCTGATTTTTCCAGAGCTGTAATCCTGGTGTAAAGCTCCGAGTGGGTTTCTCTGGATTGCTGGCGGTATTCCGCGATCTGCTTTTCCAGCATCTCCGCTTTTGCCAGCCCTAGGCAGTCCCGGGAGGGATCTACTATACACTTTTCCGGCGCCATGATAATCCCTCCTTACTCGATTACAATCTGAAGCTTTCCGATGGCGTTTCCGAAAGCGCCCGCGTAGCCGTCCTGCCCGTTTCCGGTTTCATTGTCATACTGCCAGGGATAATAGCTTCCGCCCACAGGAGCGACCCGGTATTTGGCTTTCTTATACGGCCTGATGCTGTCCGGGGTGTAATAATACACTTCAACAGCGTCAATCTCCAAACCGTTTCCCGCGTAGCCGTTTACAGCGTCGTTGATGTTGCAGCCGGTCACATAGGGAAGCCAATTGCCGCCCTTAATATGTACCCGGTACTTTACGGAACCAGCGGAAACACGAACAGCGACATCAGTGACGGCTCCGGTAAATCCCGCGTAATCCTCAAGGTTTTTCACCTCGGGAAGCCAGCCGTCCGCCTTGGTTCTTACCCGGTAGTATACATCTACCGTTTTCGCTGGCTCGGGCGCGGGAGCTGGAGTGGGTTTATCAAAACCATTAAGGCCCTTCTCCTTGATGGCCTTAGGATAATCCTGATAGCACTCATTCATATCCACGCCGCCCTGGATTCCGGGAACGCTGCCGGAGCTGGTGTACTGCCACATGCCATATTGGCCGGAATACTGGCACTCAGTAAAATACTGGGCAGCCCAGACATCATAGGGAAGCTGGTCAGGATAGAATTTGCTGTCAAGCCAGCTGAGGGAGGCATAAACGCCCACATAATACCCAGCTTTTTCAACCTCAGAGCAGAAAGCCTTAATTACATTGGTCAAAGCCTGCCGGGAAAGCGTGCCCATCGTCCCATTGTCCTCTACGTCGTAATAAACGGGATATTCGAATTGCTTGCCCTTGATGGTGTCCAGGAAGAACTTAGCCTCCTGGCGCGCCTCAGCTTCGGAAACCGCATAGCCGTAGTGGTAAGCGCCTACTGGGATTCCGGCGGCTTTGGCTCCCTTGTAATTGTTTTCAAACTGATTGTCCACCTGAGAAGGATCCGGAGAACCGAAAGAGGAACGGAGAATGGCGAATTTTACATCGCTGTTTTTCACTTGGTTCCAATCGATTTTCCCCTGCCAGGTAGATACGTCAATACCGATAATCATTTTAACCACCCGCCGCTTTCAAGCTGGCTTTTCCTTTCCTCAATCTCTTCAGCGTTTTCCTCCTGGAGCCTTTTGGCGTCTTCCAGTGAGATACCCATAGCCGCCGCGGCTTCCTGAGGTGTTTTCCCGTAAGCGTAGGCCTTAATGATTTCTTTCTTTACTTGCTCTGTCATTTTGCTTCCTCCTTGTTTTCTAAAGCGGATAAACGCCGCTCTAAATTCTCAATTTGCTTTTGCTGCTTCTGCACCATGCAGATTAAAGGGGCAATAAATTCATCATAGCGAAGGGAGTAGATATATTCTCCTTCGATGGTCCGGGTTTTTAATTCTTTCCGTGTTACAGTTTTTTCCTCTCCGGTTTCCTCGTCTGTGACAGTCTCGGGAACATCTTCGTAATAATCCTCCGTTTTTGGGGATTTGATGAATCCGGCGAAATCCATGCTTGTCATTCCAAGCTGAGGGAACAGCTCCTCAATATCCTGCGAGATCAAGCCCCAGTGGGTTCTGCCGCTGTCAGCGTCGTTAAAGACATAGGAGCTTGGCTTCAGCCCCATAATAAACGCCGTTATTTTTTCCGGGTCAAGATCTGTGATATCGTGCTTGGCGTTTCGGTCGGAGGTTTGAATAGTGCCGTTCTGGGCGTAAACAGCGCGCCATTTCTGGTTTGCGATTCCTAAATACATATGTCCTGCGGTTCCGGCGTTAACAGCCGGGCGGAAGCTGTTTTGATCATCACTCCGGTTGCTTTGAATAACTACTCCATATTCGTTCGTGTTGTTTCCGCCAAACTGTAAAATTCCGTTTCCGTAAATTTGAGGGTATTGAGTTGTAGTAAACTGAAGCTTCCCATTTACCGCACCGCCTCCGGAATGAAGAACGGTGTAGTTAGATGGATAAGGAGGCGTGTTATATTTGAAACCAGGGGTAAAGTATAATTTACCATCTGCCGCCCAGATTACATCGTATTTGTCTCCGTCATCTTCTCTCTTAAATCCCCATCCTTCACTTGCGCTTCCCGCAGGGTCGGCAGTCAAGATACGATTTACGCCAATGATATTAGAGTTTTGGCAGTCTAATGCGTATTTTTCGTTCGCTGGTCCGCTGCCGCCGTACTGATTGGCATACAGCTTTAATACTCCCTGCATTTCTCCGCCATTTGGTGAGATTGCTCCAAAATATGCCATAATAAGATCCTCCTTTTCTAATTAATCAAAAATACCGCGTCGATAGAAAGCGGCCCGGTAGAAGGAAGCGTGCCGGAAAACGCCACAACTGAACCGCCTGTCCCGATTTGAGCACCAGCTGCGTTAGAAATATCCCCTCCGCATGTCATAACGACGTCGATATATTTCGTCGGCACAACCCCGCTAGGTAAGTTAAATATCAAACTGTTGCTGGAATTGATTGTTGTGCTGGGAGCCCTTAAACGCGCGGTTAAAGCGGCTAATTTCCCTGTTACTATCAGATGGCACGCAGAAGCCGCACTGGCTGCCTCCCAGCCGTTTTGTGGGGTTAGTTCGTATACAGTTTGGGATACCGCTCCCACATCGGCGGCAGATGGCATTTGAGCCAGCTTGCCGGAGCTGTTTAGGGTTGCAAGGCCGTTAGGCTGCCCTTTGCTTGCTTCCAACGCGTCCAGATCGGC